TAAAGAAATAGCAGTCGATCAGATTACAGTAACAGAAAATGGAACTGTATTAGTTCGTGAAGTAACAAGAATTATGGAAGATGGTAACGAGTTATCTAAACAATATCACCGTTTATCTTTTGTACCTGCAAGTGATGTATCTGCACAACCACAGAATGTACAAGACATTTGTAATGTAGCATGGACAACTGAAATTGTTAGCGCCTATCGAGCAGCACTTGACAACAACGCAATTTAAGCATATATTTTGTATCAACCGTACTAGCCGTTAGCTAGGGATTCTTAGGAGTCATAGATGTCTGAAGAACAAGAAGTAGTCTTAGCGGACTCAACTGCCGCGCCAGAGCAGGTAGCAACAGCAGCTCCTGATACTGAAGTAACATCGCTGGAAGAAAAGCCACTTGAAGCATCTAAAACCTTTACACAAGAAGAATTAGACGCCGCGATTGGAAAACGACTTGCAAGAGAACAACGTAAGTGGGAAAGAGAACAGAACGCCAAGCGAGCAGAAATGCAAACAAGGGCGATTCCAGCCGAAATTCCGTCAGTCGATTCGTTTAACTCGCCCGAAGAATATGCTGAAGTATTAGCAGAACGAAAGGCAGAAGAACTACTCGCTAGGCGTGACCAAGCTAGAGCGCAGTCTGAACTTTTAGAGTCTTACCACGACAGAGAAGAAGAAGCTCGGACAAAGTATGATGACTTTGAACAAGTCGCATATAACCCCAAGCTACCAATTACTGACGTGATGGCTCAGACGATTCAATCTTCTGATGTTGGCCCCGATATGGCTTATTACCTAGGGTCTAATCCAAAAGAAGCTGAACGTATATCTCGCTTATCACCTTTCATGCAGGCCAAAGAAATAGGGAGGATTGAAGCGAAGTTAAGCGACAACCCGCCTGTAAAAAAGACTTCAAACGCTCCTGCACCGATTGCACCTGTCACAGCTAGAGGTTCTGGCTCGCCAGCATACGATACAACTGATCCTCGTTCGATTAAGAACATGAGTACGTCAGAATGGATTGAAGCTGAACGAAACCGACAGATCAAGAAGTACGAAGCATTGAGAAACCGCTAACTATTTTATAAAAGGACTTTATTATGTCAAATTCGATCTTAACGATTGATATGATCACAAGAAAAGCTCTCGAAATTCTTGAGAACAACCTTGTAATCACACGTAACGTAAACCGCCAATACGACGATTCTTTCGCCGTTGAAGGTGCCAAAATTGGATCAACACTCCGTATTCGTCTACCAGACCGTGCTTTGGTAACTGACGGTGCCGCCTTGCAAGTTCAAGACGACAACGAACAGTTCACAACTTTGACTGTTGCTAGTCAAAAGCATATCGGTGTTAACTTCACATCTGCTGAATTAACTATGCAGTTAGATGACTTCGCTGAGCGTGTTCTAAAACCTCGTATTAGCCAGTTAGCCTCAAGTATTGATGCTGACGTAGCTACATCTTACAAAAGCATTTATCAGTCTGTTGGTACACCAGGCACAGTTCCATCAACTTCTTTGGTCTTGTTACAAGCCCAACAGAAATTAAACGAAGCTGCTGCGGTAATGTCCCCACGTTGTGCTACTGTAAACCCTGCTGCTAACGCTGGCTTGGTTGAAGGTATGAAAGGCTTATTTAACCCAGTTGACACTATCAGCCGCCAGTTTAAAAACGGTATGATGGGTGAAGGCGTATTAGGGTATGACGAAATTAACATGAGCCAATCTATCAGTCAGCATACAACTGGTACAACTCCAACTGCACCAATTGTAGCTACTGCACCAAGCACTCAAGGCACAACATCATTAGCAATTAGCTTTACTACAGGTTCGCCAACTTTTAAAATTGGTGACGTGTTTACTATTGCTAACGTGTATGCTGTTAACCCACAAACCCGTCAGTCAACAGGCGCATTACAACAATTTGTTGTAACTGCTGATTTGAACATTTCTTCAACCACAACTGGTACGCTAACAGTATCACCAGCAATGTACACATCAACTAATGCCTTGGCAACAATTGATTCGTTCCCTGCTGCTAGTGCTGCTTTAACTTTCTTAGGTGGATCCGCAACAGCTTACCCACAAAACTTGATCTATCACAAAGATGCGATCACTTTTGCGACTGCTGACTTGTTATTACCACAAGGTGTAGACATGGCTTCACGTCAAGTTCATAACGGTATCTCGATGCGTATAGTACGTCAGTACGACATCAACAATGACCGTTTACCTTGCCGTATTGACGTTCTATACGGTTTCAGCGTGATCCGACCACAAATGGCTGTTCGTTTGTGGGGTTAAACCTAAATGCTCCCGTGTAAACGGGGGCTTTTTTAATATTTAAGGAGAATTATTATGGCATTACCTAATGGTGCAGGTGGTTATCAACTAGGCGACGGTAACTTAACAGAAATTAACATGGTTACCCAGCCAACCCCAACGGCTAAAACAGCAGCCGCAACTTTAACAGCAGCCGAATTAGCAACAGGAATTATCACTTATACTGGCGCCGCCGTAGCTTTAACTGTTCCTCTTGGCACAGCTTTAGACACAGCGTTTCCAAGTATGAAAGTTGATAGTTGTTTTGATTTTTATATTATTAACATTGGTGCTACTAACGCTGCAACTGTAACTGCTAACACAGGTTGTACATTAGTTGGTGTAGCAGCCGTTTCTGCTAACACGGCCTGTAATTGGCGTGTTCGTAAGACTGCTGATGCAACTTATGTATTCTATCGCATAGCTGGTTAATATTAACCCCCCGCCTCGGCGGGGATTTTATAGGGGAATAGATTATGGGTAATACCAAATCAATGGGCGTAGCTTTTGAAGATCAAGATTTAAAAAGTTCAAGTAATATCTACGCTTTGGCTGGTACAGGTCAAATTGGTTACAATACTGGCTCAAGTAGTACAGCACCGTCAACCGTTACACAAGCTACAAGTAAATCAACAGGCGTAACAATTAACGCATCTGTTGGTCAAATTGTGACTAATAACGCTGCATTGGCGGCTGCTGCCGAAGTAGCTTTTGTTGTTACTAATAGTGCTATAAGTGCTTATGATGTACCAGTTGTTGCAATAGCAAGCGGCGCTGCTACCGCAGGAACGTATTTACTTTCTGTTGCTACGGTTGCTGCGGGTTCATTTACTATTGTAATTACAAACGCAAGTACAGGTAGTTTAAGTGAAGCATTAACTATAAATTTTGCGACTATTCACGTTGCACAGGCTTAATTTATTTTTAATTAAAATCAGGGGGCAGTATGCCCCCTATTGAATAAACTATGACTATATATTTAAAACATCCTGACCACGGTAGTAAAGTTGCTACGATGGAACAAGAAGCAGAATATGATGAACAAAATGGCTGGGTGCGTTATACTGACGATACGCCATCTGAAGAAGAAGTGATTGCGGCTCCTGTCAATACGTTGGAAGTAAAAAGACGTCGTAAAACTATCGAGTAAAGGGTGAGTTATGGCAATTTATACCGCCAACGATCAAATTAATGGGGCGCTACGTCTATTAGGAGTATTGGCTGAAGCTGAAACGCCATCCGCCGCTACGTCGCAAGACGCTTTAACTGCATTAAATCAAATGATTGATTCGTGGAATACAGAACGTCTATCAATATTTTCTACGCAAGATCAAGTATTTAGTTGGCCACCTAATGTATTAAGTAGAACGCTAGGGCCTTCAGGTGATTTTGTAGGTAATCGACCCGTTTTAATAGACGATGCCACGTATTTTCGTGATCCTGCCAACAATATTTCATTTGGTATTAAGATTATTAATCAACAACAATATGATGGTATTGCTGTTAAAACAGTTACTAGCACATATCCGCAAGTGATATGGATTAATATGTCATACCCTGATATTGAGATGTATGTCTATCCTAAGCCTACTAAAGTGTTGGAATGGCATTTTATTTCGGTTGATGAATTAACACAACCAGCTACGCTTGCGACTAACATATTGTTTCCACCAGGCTATTTAAGAGCCTTTAAATATAACTTAGCGTGTGAGTTTGCTGCCGAGTTTGGCGTAGAGCCAAGCCCACAAGTATCACGGATTGCTATGGCATCTAAACGTAACTTAAAACGTATTAACAACCCAGACGATATTATGTCGTTACCGTACAGTATTGTTGGTACACGCCAACGCTACAATATATTTGCAGGAAACTATTAAGGATAAATTATGGCTACCATTGCTATTTCGGCTTTACCTGTTGCAACAGCTCAATCGGGTGCTGATGTATTGCCAATTGTGCAAGCGTCTACTAGCACGACTAAACAATTGTCTGTAACCAATTTGTTTACTAACCCTACGTTTGTTTCACCTACGCTCGGCACGGTTGTATCAGGTAATATTTCTGCTTGTACAAGCACAAATATGGCTTTGATAACTCCAGTAATTGGCGCTGCAACTGGTACAAGTTTAACGGCTACTGGTGTTATTGTTTCAAGTGGCACGGCAGGTATAGGTTATAGTGCTGGAGCTGGCGGTACAGTTACGCAAGCAACTAGCAGAACTACAGGCGTAACTCTTAATAAAACAACAGGGGCAATTACTTTATTTAGCGCCGCAGGTTCTACTACGGCAGCAACTTTTACAGTAACCAATAGCACCGTTGTAGCTACAGACGTAATTATCCTTAATCAAAAGTCAGGTACTGATTTATATAACTTAATGGTAACTGCCGTTGCAGCGGGTAGTTTTAATATTAGTTTTCGCACCACAGGCGGCACAACTACAGAAACACCTGTATTTAGCTTTGCGGTAATTAAAGGTGTAGTTGCGTAAACAATGAAAACCCCGATTTTAGGTCAGTCGTATGTTGCACGTAGCGTCAATGCAGCGGATGCCCGTATGGTTAACCTTTTTCCTGAAGTTGTAACGGAAGGTGAAGAAACAGGATTTTTACAGCGAGCGCCAGGGTTAAAGTTTTTACAAACTGTTGGTACTGGCCCTATTCGGGCATTATGGGCGCACCAAACAAATGGTTCAGATTTCTATGTAGTGTCTGGTCAAAGTTTTTATAAATTAACAGGCACTACTGCTACACCAAAATTTTTAGGTACTGTATCAGGCACAGGCCCAGTATCTATTGCTGATAATGGCACACAAATATTTTTAGCGTGTAATCCCGATGGTTTTATCTACAATGAAGTAACTAACGTATTTGCAAAAATTACAGATCTTGATTTTGCAGGCGCCGTAACGGTTACATATTTAGATGGCTATTTTGTTTACAATCAGCCTAATAGTCAAATAATATGGGTTTCTCAGTTGTTAGATGGCTCATCTGTTGATCCACTAGACTTTGCTAGTGCAGAAGGTTCGCCAGACGGCGTAGTAGCGCTTATATCAGATCACCGTGAATTATGGGTGTTTGGTACTGATTCAGTAGAAGTATGGTATGACTCAGGTGCAACCGATTTTCCTCTTACCCGTATTCAAGGTGCTTTTAATGAAATTGGTTGCGTTGCACCATTTTCAGTTGCTAAATTAGACAATGGTTTATTTTGGCTAGGTACAGATGCACGTGGTCAAGGTATTGTCTATCGTGCTAACGGCTACACAGGTGTTCGGGTTTCTACTCATGCTATTGAATGGCAAATCCAACAATATGGCAATATATCTGATGCGGTGGCTTACACTTACCAACAAGACGGCCATGCGTTCTATGTAATTAGTTTTCCAACAGGCAACGCTACATGGGTTTATGACGCAGCTACGCAAGCATGGCATGAACGGGCGGGTTTTAGTAACGGTGAATTTACTAGACATCGTAGCAATAATCAATGTAACTTTGGCGGCACAATTATTGTTGGTGATTATGAAAATGGCAACATCTATCAATTTGACTTAGAAACTTACGCAGATAATAACCAACCTCAAAAATGGCTACGATCATGGCGTGCATTAATGCCTGGGCAAAATAACTTTAGACGTACTTCACAGCATACTTTGCAACTTAATGCCGAAACAGGCGTTGGGTTAAATTTATACCCAGGCTATGATGCTGAAGATTTAATAACAGAAGATGGTAAAGAAATTATTGCGGAGTATGCACAAGTTACTATATCTACGCAAGCAGGCTTAGAATTAACTACTGAAGCTAATGATAATTTTGAAATTTTAGGTGTTAATACAGATCTTGAAGATACTAACGGTTATATTTTAGAAACTAATTCTTACCCCGCTACGCCTGGATATAACCCGCAAGCTATGCTGCGTTGGTCAGATGACGGCGGTCACACATGGTCAAATGAACATTGGTCGTCTATGGGCAAAATTGGTCAATATGGTTCTCGTACCTTTTGGCGTCGGCTTGGTATGACTGTTAAGTTACGTGATCGTGTCTATGAAGTGTCAGGCACCGATCCAGTAAAGATAGCAATTACCAACGCTGAACTATTGTTGTCAGCAACTAATGCCTGATCCAATTAACATTACGCAGATTCCTGCGCCTAGAGTTGAATTAATTGACCCACGCACAGGTTTAATGTCGCGGGAATGGTTTAGGTTTTTTAACAACATATATACGATTGTAGGCGCTGATTTAGGCATTATTCAAATACCCAATGGCGGTACTGGACTAAGTAGTTACCCTAGCAATGGCCAATTATTAATTGGCGATACCGCAGGCAAAAGATATGTTTTAAATACTTTAACTGCAAGCTCAGGAATCGGTGTTACCAACAGCGCAGGAGCTATAACTGTTGCTAACACAGGCGTATTATCGTTTAGCGGGGGTTCTACAGGCTTAACACCTAATACAGATACTACAGGCGTTATAACGCTTGCTGGCACTTTAGACGTTGATAATGGCGGTACAGGACAAACAACATATACCAACGGTCAATTATTAATTGGTAACACAACAGGGAATACTTTAACCAAAGCTACTTTGACTGCGGGTACAGGCATAACTATTACTAACGGCACAGGTAGTATTACTATTACTGGCACAGGTGGTACGGTTACTAGTATATCTGTAGTGTCTGCTAATGGTTTTGCGGGTACGGTTGCTACTAGCACTACTACACCCGCTATTACGTTAACTACGACTATTACAGGTATTCTTAAAGGCAACGGTACAGCAATCAGCGCAGCCGTAAGTGGAACGGATTACGCGCCAGCTACAAGTGGCACGTCTATTCTGTATGGTAACGGTGCGGGTGGGTTTAGTAATGTTACCGTAGGAACAGGGTTATCTTTTGCAACTGGTACATTAAGTACAAGTGGCACCGTAACAACTAATGCACCGACTACCAAAACAACTGATTTTAGTGTAGCATCTACAGATACATGGTTAATAAACAATAAATCAGGCTCTACTTGCACGGTTACGCTGCCAGCACCATCTAGTAACACAGGGCGAGTTTTATATTTTATTAACTATCAGAATCAATTGTTAGTGTCAGCATCTAGTAATGTTGTATCAAGATCAGGCGGGGCTGCGGGTACAGCCATACTAGATAACGTAGCAGGTAACTGGGCAACTATTGTGTCAAATGGCACAAATTGGCTTACAACGCAAGCAGCATCAAACAACAACTTATTGCTAGAATAAAGGACTTTTCATAATGGCAACTGTAAATTTTTCTCCTTTCGCGGGTGCAGGCGCACAATTTTTTGACAATAACGGGGTTATGTTATCAGGCGGGTTACTCTATACGTACGCGGCGGGTACTACAACACCGCAAGCAACATACACTTCAATTTCGGGAGATGTTGCTAATACAAACCCTATTGTTTTAAATAGCTCAGGGCGAACACCGCAAGAAATATGGTTGTTAAACGGGTTTTCGTATAAGTTTGTATTGCAAACATCAACTAATGTTCAAATTGGAATTTACGATAATATCCCTAATTTTTCTTCTAACGTACCGATTATAAATGATGCTAGTAGTATTGGGTATGAACAAGGCTATACAGTTAGCGCTGGTAGTTTTGTAGTTGGTTCAACTTATCTAATTAGTTTTGTTGGTAGCACTAATTTTGTAGCTATTGGCGCTGCAAGCAATAATGTAGGCATATTTTTTGTTGCAACTGGCGTAGGTTCTGGAACTGGTACTGCAAAACTATCAAGAACAGTCCAAGCTAAATTACAAGAATCTATATCTGTTTTAGACTTTGGTGCTGATCCTACGGGCGTGACTGATAGCACAGCTTCATTCTTATCAGCGTCTATTGCACAAGTTAACGGCGGTATTATTAATGTTCCATCTGGAACTTATTTAATAAATAACCTTAGTTTAAATAGGGCGCATACTTGGCAAGGCGCAGGTATGCAAGCAACTACTATTAAAACCACGTCATCAAACGCTTGTTTTATTATTACTACTAACGATCCAACTTGGGA